GAACTGTAAACTCGGCATACGGTAACTTAATATTTAAGCCAAAGTCGCTAGGCGGTCTTACTCAATATGAATGGGCAGTTGCTTCCTTAGCAAAAGATAAGGACAGTCGACAGGCGATACTTCACTTTAATACGCCAGAACATCAATATAACGGAAATAAAGATTTTGTTTGTACAATGTATGGAATTTTCCATATTAGACATAATAAACTAAATTTTAGTGTCTATATGAGATCTAATGATGCAATTTGGGGTACTCCAACTGATGTTGCATTTTTCTGTTCTCTTCAAATGCAAGCCCTAGCCCATCTAAAAGAATTTTATCCAGAATTGGAACTTGGTACATATACTCACCATGCAAATTCATATCACATATATGATAGACACTATGAGTTAGTTAGTAAAATGCTGCTTGGCGAGTTTATCCCAACTAGACTACCATCAGTTAAAACTAATCTAGTATCAATGTCCGGCCATCCAACCCAAGATTTTACAGATATTTTTGAATTTGTTGAACAGGACCAAGATGATATTTTAATTTTACAAGAAAAAGACGATCTTTTAACCTGGATTGTAAACCAATTTGAAGTATGATAACTAGATATGATATAGTATACATGAAAATGGCGTCACAATGGGGCCAGTTATCCAATGCTCGTCGTAAAAAGGTTGGAGCGCTATTGGTAAAAAACAATACTATTATTGCAGATGGTTATAATGGAACCCCGTCTGGATTTGAAAACGAGTGCGAAACTCCAATCTTTGATAAAGATAATAACTTTTTAGACTATGAAACTAAGTGGTACGTTTTGCATGCTGAATCAAATGCATTAGCTAAAGTTGCAAAATCCACACAATCTTCTGAGGGATCTACTCTTTATGTTACAATGTCTCCGTGTAGAGAATGTAGCAAATTAATTCTACAAGCTGGAATTAACCGAGTAGTTTATTCAGAAACGTACAGAGACTCTGCCGGTCTCGACTTATTAAAAAAGGCAGGGGTTGATGTAGTTCAGATTCTAACCGAATCTGAATAAAAAAAGTTATCCACATTTTGACAGAAGATATTGCAACCAGAGAATTAACTATTGTTTTCGTAAGAGATTATAAAACATTTGTTGAACGCTTTTCTAAAAAAAGTAAAAGCGACTATGTTCTTAATATTAATAAAATCGTAAAGGAAAAATTTCAAACTGAAATCTTTATTCCAAATAAAGTCCAAGCGTTTCTATTAAATTATGAAATTTCTAAATTGATTGATAAAGTTATTAAGATAAAGAACCAGAAATATTCCAGGCTAATTTATTTAAATACTGAGCTTTCGCCAACTGGCATCTTAAATTCAATTAATTTCTTAAAGACCACATATACTTGGGTCGAGTTTGATTTTACAGTAATTGATCCAGACCAAGAATTTCAAGCCGTTCTAAAAGACATAAAAAAAGGAGATCATTGATCTCCTTTTCTATTTAAGTAAATTTAATATTATTCTTCGTCTTCGTCAGTTAATTCTTCTGACTCTTCCTCTTCTGGCATTTCTGCAACTCGTTGAATAGCTGCTTTAAATATTTCAACACATTCGTCTTTTTCGATTTCCATTTTTTCGCAAGCAATTTCTAAAATTTCTTTTAGTTCATCGCTAAACTCTTCCATAAACATTTCAAGAGCTTCTTCGTCGATTTCTGGAGTTTCTTCTATTTCAGTGTCTTTAATTTCTTCGTCTTCTTCAAACATATAGTTTTCAAATTGAGGAACATGACTTTCTTTTACTATTGTAACGCCCATTGCTGGAGTCGTATTTAAAGGTTCTTCGATTTTAATTTTAGCTGCACGACTTGGTACATCACTGTTAAAAGCTTTCCAATAACTATCGTTATTATGATTCTTTCCGCCATTTTCAAAGTTAGCGTCTCTTTTTGCAATATTAGTCCATTCTTTTAAAGACTTTCTTTTAGATTTATCAAATGACTCAGTTTCGTTAGGTCCACCAAACGACGGAGCCTTTATATCCATAAATCTTTTAAAGTCTTTAACAGCGCTGCTTTTTAGGTTAAAAATATCCATTTAGCTTTAGGTTTTTAATTTTTAGAATTGTCCGTTTCTGGTTTCAGTATAGCTATCTGCAACGAATTGGAATGCTGTTGTATAAATTGCATCACCTTCGTATTTCAAATCCATTTCACCAGTTAAATTATCTCCATAAACAAATACTGGAGAGAATGTAAATTCTCTATAGATATCGCCGGCTCTGTTGTGAATACCTACATAAATGTTGGCACCATTTGGAGCATAGTCCTTTTTAAGACCTTGACGACCAGTTAATGGATCGTATACTAGGTTACCCCATGCTCTAAATTGATTGTAAACATACATTTCATTTGCGTCATTTAAGTTGACTTCAAAATCAATTGTAAGTTTTGCACCAGTTTCCTTAGGAGCTGCTGCTGCGAAATATCTTTTAGAGAATCTGTACGCTTGTGTTGCCAATGTACCGGTACCAGCTTGTTCTGGTAAACCTTTAATTGATTTTACGTGCTCAACCAATAATGGGGTAATTGTATTATTGTTGATTGATGCAGGAGGAGTAATAATTACCGTGAACTGGTTAAGGTATAACGGTTCAAATAGATTACGACCTACTGTTGAATTTTTAAAATGTGGTAAACCTGCCATTTATATTGGACCTTTTTGTTTATTTATTCTTTGAGTTATGCATTATCTCTACGCTCGTCTTCCTCCCATTTGGTAAGAAGCTTTTTAAACTCAGTTTCTTTTTGTTCTGGAGTCATGGGTTTTGTTCTATTGAACTCTAACTCATTTATTCTACGCTTTAACTCTCTTGCGCTAACTTCGTTATAAGTCTTTGCAGTTTGAGTTGATGGTAAAGATTCGTTTCCAACAATATCTAAATCTAACGTTGGAATAACTGCAACAATTAAGTTTCCAGCATAGACTGGATCGTCGCTTTGAAAATCTTCAAGCTTCATATCAAAGCTTGCACCAAATAATTTAGTTAATCTAGTAGAAGCTGGTGTAATTGAAATAGTAAATTTATCAGCGTTTGCTATTTTATCGCCGCCTAATTCCTTTAACATGTTATTTGACATTAAATATCTAAATTTAACGTTTTTTTCGCCAGAACCTTCTTCAATCATTCGTAACTTATTTGTTTTAATAGTTACATAATAATTGCAGCAGTCTTCTTCTGGTTTTTCTTCAAGTGTACACTCTTTTTCAACTTCCTCTAGCGTTTTGTATGGGCCAGACGCAAGTTTTATCTTACCCTTAGCTTCAATATCAGTTCCAATTAAAGATTCTATAGTTGGAGCAGTTTCGCCAGACTTAACCTCGATTGTATGTATTACTTTATTCTCGTCTTCCATTGTTAAACAATAAAAAAGAGACTCGGCCGGAGCTGGTAACAATTTTTGATCTTCTGGATCTTCTTTTGTATACTGAGCTGCATCATATGGAATAGTTGCAGGCAAGCCTGGTTTTTGTATAACAGCAGGTAGTCCTGGTTTTTGAGTAACTGCAGGCAATCCAGGTTTCTGAATAGTCGCAAGTTCCTTACTTCCTTGAACAGCAGGTAGATTAGATCCTCCGGCTGGAAGCTCAAGCGCTTCGTTTTTAGTAGACTTGCTCTTCTTTTCATTAACATAACCACAAATAACTGCATGTATTGCAAGTAAAAGGTCACGTATTTTATCTGCACCTGTATACTTTACATAGGTAGAATTTCCATAGGCATCTACAAAATCTAGGTCAGGGTACACATTAAAGTTATGCAAAACGGTTTTTTGATCGTTTTGGTTCCAAACTGGCTCGCAGTCTTTAACTTGCCATTTAAGTTCGTGACTTTGAAAAATTTCGCAGATTACTCCCATTTAATTATGCTTGTGGTTTTTCTCCTCTAAAGGCTTTACCTTTATTGGAATCTTTTCTTTCTGGATCAACTGTTTTATAGTTTGCCCAAATTTCATTGTATATTCGGCAGCTTGCTCCCATAAAATTAATAATGCCGACAAATTTCTTACGATCATCGCCAGTCATCTTGGAAACTTTTCTTCCAATACGTCGAGCATCATCAAGATCTAATTCTTCTTCGTCATCTTTACCAACTAATTCTTTAAGAGAATTTCTTTTCTTTTCATTTAGTTGAATAAAAGACTCAAATGTCATTGATCTTGAGTCT